GTTTCAAACAGAAAAAGCTAAATTAGTTTTAGAATTGAAGAACGATAAGGAACTTACGAAAGAAAGAATAATTAGTAATAAAATGCAATGTATAGACATCATGACAAGAAGTATTTTAAAATATAGAAATTTAATTATACGGGAGAAAATGAAACAAGATCTTTGAAACAAAGGCCGTTTGCAAACGATCTTTAAATAAAGCTTAAACATCTATATCTTTTATATAATGCCAATAAGTAAATCGCATCACGTAGTGCTACCATTCGGTGGAGGATCCCTTCACATGGGACGAAAAGATTCAGTAGGGAGAGGTATGGGTTCGGTTCTTCTTAGAACCGGCGGACCCGGTGCTGCATCATCATATTCTGATATGGATGATTATATTCATCAAACCGGAATGAACCCGTATGCAAGGGCTGCATCGCAACAGTCAATGAGAAAAAATGGAAAAGGTTTGATGAGTCTTGGTTCTAAGCTTAGTAAACTAGCTATTGCTGCACCATCTCAAATTAAACGAAAAAATATTACTATGAGTATGTAGAGTTGTGAAACGTATGAAAAAAATAATAAAAAATATATAAAAATATTTTTATTATTTAGATATCTATTTAAAAGGACTACATCTATAGAATGTATAAACATTAATGTGTGATAAACTCGTATACGATCTAGCTCAGGAAGTTGAAGGTTCGCCCGCCGTCTTTGTAAGAAAAGACTGGGTCAACATCCTTGATAATCAGAACCAAAATTATGGAAACAATCAGTCGGTGTTGGATACATCGCAACTTTCCAATTCTAATAAATATATGTCTTACCGTGAGGCATATCTCCTTGTCCCTTTTACAATTTCCCTTGCGTCAACAGGTGCTTCTACCGTTGTTTCTACACCCGCGGGAGGTACTGCTCCGCCCGCGTCTGTAACATTTTCACCCGGAACTGCCGCTACAAGTGCCGATAATGCTATTGGACTTAAAAATTGGTTTGGACAAATTATTCATTCATTCACGTTGGATTACAACGGAACAACCATTATCCAACAGACCCCGCTCGTTAATATGTGGAATTCTTTCAAACTTGTAACATCTTTAAGTTATCAAGACCTTTTGACACAAGGCCCTACTATTGGTTTTTGGCCCGATCAATCTGATACATATCAATTTGTACAAGGTGGTTCGGGTAATGGTCCAGCGGGGGCAGGTGCCAGTGCACTTGTTGCAGGACCGTCAGCGGCAGGCACAGGCGTATGTAATAACACAAATGCTCAGGTAATATCCCCAGTATCACAATCATTTTCTACTCTTCAAAGCGGAGATGGTAATGATGGATTTACTGTTAGACAACGATGGATTAATTATGATTATGATGGAAAAATTGGGGCACAGACAGCAACCGCGGCGGGTGTTGTTTTTACTTCACCACTACCTACTACGACTGGTGCAACATATGGTCATTTATTTACAGCAGGTGCAGCTAATACTCTATGGAAGTCGTATATTTTTAAGAAAACAGATGGTGTTACTACTGTACCCGGTGTTTTACAAATTGCTGTTATGGCTACAATTTATTTAAAACATGTTCACTCATTTTTTAATATGGTCCCACTACTCAAGGGTGTGTTTATGAAAATGACAATGAATTTAAACAATACCACTACAACATTTTCAACTGTGTCTATTTCACCAGTTGGCGCAAGTCTTGCAATTGTTCCTTATTCAATGAGTGTTTCATCTGTGTCAAATCCTTTAGGCGGTGTAAATCCTTTAATGATTGCATCAGGTGCTTATGAGCCGGTGTCTCAAGCTGTGACGACTACAATTCCTATTTATCCAGGAGCAAATGGAGGTATTGGATTATTTCAAACTGGGACCGCATCATCCGCAACTCAACCGCATTATTGTACACTGTCGTATCGTCTAAATATTTCCGTAGGTGCAAGATGTTTGGATTCAACCATTGCAACATCCGCGCCATCAGCAGCACCTTTAGCACAATCGGTATATTTGTATATTCCAGCATACTCATTTAATCCCGTATTTGAACAAGCGTATCTTTCTAGTCCCGTAAAAGAAATTAAATATTCTGATATTTATCAATACCAGGTTCAATCGGTTGCAGCTAATGGTATGTTTAACAATTTGGTAACCAATGGTATTGCAAATATCAAAAGCGTTCTTATTCTTCCATTTTATTCTTCAGACTCAACAGGGCTCAATAATGGGTTGGGTGTAGGAGGTATTCCCGTTTGGCAGTCACCGTTTGATCCCGCAGGAACCGGGACTACTAGCCCACAGTGCGCGATTACAAATTTCAATGTTCAAATTTCCGGTCAAAATGCTATTTACAATATGGAGAAATATAGTTTTGAGCAATTCAATAATCAGTTGTATGGATATAATGCGGTTAATGGTGGGCTTACCGATGGTCTTACATCGGGTCTTGTATCTCGTTACGATTTTGATAATTGCTATTGTTATTATTATGTAGATGTATCTCGTATGCTTCCCGTTGAAATGACCGTACCTAAATCAGTTCAAATTATTGGACAAAATCTTAGCTCAAGGTCAGTTGATCTTATTGTATTTGTAGAATATGGAGTATCAATTTCAGTTGATCTTCTTACTGGCGCGCGTGTGTAAAGCATGTAAAACACATGTAAAAAAATAATAAATATTTTAAATAAAAATTAAAGACGTCAATTGCATCAAAAACAATAACAAGTTATAGCAAAGCAATAAATGTATTTAAACAAAAAAAGTCTTTAAATATATATATAATGAAACACATCACAGTAGCAATGAGTGCGGCGCAAGCTGCCAAACTAAGAAACGGACATAAGGTTCGTGTAAAAAAGGGTAGTGGTTTTAATCTAATCGTTCATCCCGAACGGTTCCATTTGATGACTAGAACTTTTGATAAGGGTCGAGGAGCTGAAGTACAGCTAAGTCCCGAAGAATTAAGCGTAAATAAATTGTACTCATCTGTATCTCCCGACGAACATACTGGACTACATGCATCACCTGACATGGAATCACAAGCGATTGTGGAAAGTGGCGCACCGCATGCGGCTGGTCAAGGTATTTTTGGTAAAAAATTTGATAGAAAACTTAAGAAAGCTCTTGGATCTAAACTTTCAAAAGTAGTTTATAAAGGTGCTGAACACTTGAGGGAACCACTTAAAAAAGCTATTAAAGGAGGGCTTACCGCGGCTGGTGCTGCTGCGACAGCATTTGCACCTGAACTAGCACCTGCTATTCTTATGGCGCAAGGTCGTCTAGGTAGTATGTCTGATAGGTATATTGACGATCCTAGTAAATACCAACGTAAAGGAGGTTTTGAAGCCCTTGCAATGGGTCATGGTATTGGTCTTCAATTTAATAAAAGTGCGGGAAGCCATTTGGCTGATGCAACACGTGGTGCGCATAGCATGGCTATGAAAGGAATGGCTATGGCTGATAGTGCTATTCATGGTAGACGAGGTACCCATACCATTCACGACATGCATGAAATTGGAGGTCCTATTTCTAGAGGTAGTGGATTCCATCACCCGCATGCTAAAGGTCATGTAGGACATAGAGGTGGAATGCTTGATATGCATTACTCGCCCGCAATGGTATCACAACCACTTTCAGCAAACTTCCAATTTCAACATTTCCTACCGCCACAATATCAAGCCGTTGGTAAGCATGGAGGTGGGCTATATTTGTAATACCTTATTTTTATTACTATTTCTCTTTTTAAAAAGTAGTAAGAATAAAATATAGAGTCTTAGATTATAGAATTCAAATTCTTAGGATAGTTATAAAATATATAAATACTTTTTAAAAAGATGAAAGTATAAAATAAAAAGGGGTAAGTAAAATTATATCTAAAAAGAAATACGCTACTAAGTGTATATGTCTTTAACCGATACACAAATTTATAAACTCGCCGAACGGATGCAAATCCCGATGGGAGGAGTCTTTTTCAAGGATGAAATTCCGAGCAAGTTAGAGTTTAATAAAACGTATATTATTAATCTTGAAGATAGCGAGGATGAGAATGGTAGACCAAACTCTGGTTCTCATTGGACGATGGTTCAATGTCGTAAATACCCGAATGATAAAATCCATTCAATATACTTTGATCCGTATGGCGCACCGCCGC